AACCTATACCATTCATGCGTAGCTTTGTAACACCAGAGGAAGGGCATGTGTGGTTGAAGCGTGACTTTAGTGGTCAGGAAATGCGCATCCTTGCCCACTACGAAGAGGGTAAGTTGTTTGATGCCTACAATAAAAACCCAGACCTAGACCCGCACCAAATGGTAAAAGATATAATCAAAGACTTACTGGGTAAGGACTTCCCCCGTAAAAATGTTAAGGAGTGTGGCTTTGGTATGATATATGGCATGGGGCCAAAAGCACTATCGGGGCGCATAGCATGTACATTGGGTGAAGCTAAGGAACTACAAGACGCATACAAATTAGCTATTCCAGGAGTCGGTATCATGCAGGCTGCAACGAAGTTGCGGGGTAGGGAGCGCAAGCCCGTAACTACATGGGGAGGTCGCCAGTACTACGCAGAGAACCCAAAAATAGTGGGTGGTAGCTATCGCAGCTTTGAGTACAAGCTACTCAATTACCTTATCCAAGGTAGTGGTGCAGACCAGACCAAGCAGTGTATTATAGACTGGCACGAGGGCAATCAAGACGCAGTATTCATGGCCACCGTACACGATGAGATAAACATAAGCGCCCCAGAGGGTAAGAAAGCTGAGTGCATGGAGTGGTTACGCCAGTGCATGGAGTGGGATTACTTTGACGTTCCAATGAAAAGTGATAGCTTTATCGGAGCTAACTGGGCAGACCTAGAGGAGTTTAGTTACTAATGGCAGCAATCAGCTATAGCGGTTTAACAATGTTTGAAAAATGCCCACGCAGTTTTCAACTAAAATACATAATCAAGCACCCAGAGCCAGAGTTTGTAAGCAGCCCAGCTATGGAAAGAGGTAGCAGGTTGCATCAGGCAGCCGAGGACTATGTGAACCAAGAGATACAGGAGTTGCCCAAAGACCTAAAAGGTAAGGAAGGCTTTTTTGACCGCATGATTGAGCTAGGCTCTGCACAGCCAGAGTTAGAGTTTAACCTAACGGAAGACTGGCAGTCCATACCTTTTGTGCAAAAAGAGGATGGGTTTATACGAGGTATAATCGACATGGTGTTACCGCAAGGTGACTTGCTAGAAATAATGGAGTACAAAACAGGTAAAGTGTATGACACCCACGTAGACCAACGTAGTCTGTACAGTATGGCTGGGTTGGTAATGTTCCCAGAAGCTAAGGTTTGCAGAACTACCACAGTGTACTTTGACCTAGGAGGCGCAGACAAAACCACCACAGTAGAGCGTGAAAACCTAGAGACTTTAAAATGGTCATGGACTAGGCGTGTAAACAAGACCAAGCCAGTAGGTCAGCCCTACCCGATGCGTCCAGGATTTCAGTGTAAGTGGTGCAGCTTTAGCAAAAAGAAAGGCGGCCCATGTCCAAATTAAGAGCAGGAGATAAAGTACAGGCCAAAGAGGGGACTACCTCTGCAATGTGGGCGGAGGGAAGGGTAGGAACCATAGCAGAAGTAAGAGACCCAAAGCCCTACTCAGGTAACGACTCCAACAACCTAGTGCGTTGGGGAGAGGATGGGATACTTATGGGGTTTAACCCTAACGAGGTAGAGCATGTCCAAACTAGAAAAAGATGAAGAGGCGGCCATAAAGAAGTGGTGTGACAAAAGGGGTTTACTGTTTATAAAGTTCACCCCTATGGGCGAGAAGGGTTGGCCTGACCGCATAGCTATTCTTCCTGATGGCACACATGTATGGATTGAGTTAAAGCGTAATGGCAAGAAGCCAACAAAGCTGCAACACCATAGAATGAACACACTAAAACAAAGTAACGTCATAACCACATGGTATGACAGCGCAGAAGAATGTATAGATTTTTTAGAGGCAGAGTTAAATGCAATATAGTCCACACAACTACCAGCAAAGAGGTATAGAGCTACTGACAAAAGACAGTGGTGGCGCTGGGTTACTACTAGATCCTGGAATGGGTAAGACTGTAATAACCCTATGCGCTTTTGACATTTTAAAGGATGCAGGCCATGCCAAGAAAATGCTGGTGGTAGCCCCCATTAAACCGATGTATGGCACATGGCGGCAAGAGGCTGAAAAATGGGATCACCTACAGCACCTTAAATTTAAGACATTGCATGGTGCAGGTAAGGCAGAAGCCTTGCATGAAGAAGCAGACATATACCTTATAAACCCAGAAGGTGTGCAGTGGTTGTGTGACCAAGCCAAGTGGCCAGACTTTGACATACTATGTATAGACGAGAGCACCAAGTTTAAAAGCTCAAGTAGTAAACGCTTTAAGTCTTTTAAAAAGCACCTAACAAAGTTTGACTACAGGTGGATATTAACTGGCACGTTCGTACCTAATGGGTTGCTAGATTTGTTTAGCCAAGTATTCTTGATGGACTTAGGAGAGGCTTTGGGTAAGTACGTCACACACTACAAGAATAAGTATTTTCACCAGACAGGGTTTGGCGGTTACACATATGAACCATTCCCCCAAGCTGCTGACGAGATAGCCAAGAAGATAGCGCCCATGACGCTAAGGTTAAATGCAGAAGACTACCTAGACATGCCTGAGTTTAACAAAATAATCAGGAGGGTAGACCTACCAGAAAAAGCCCTAAAGCAATACAAGGAAATAGAAAAAGACTTTATAGCCGAGTTACAGGGTGGAACTATTGTGGCGGCCAATGCCGCAGCAGCAGGTACTAAGTGCAGGCAGATGGCCAACGGCGCAGTCTTTGATGAAAATAAGGAAGTGCTGGCCGTACATGAAGCCAAGATGCAGGCACTAGAGGAAATAGTAGAGGAAACAAATGGGCAGCCGCTGATAGTCGTGTATGAGTTTACACATGACAGAGACCGCATAATGAAAATGCTGGGTAAGACTGCCGTTTGTATAACAGGTGTGACTGGCAGAAAGTATGAGATAATACAGCAAGATTTTAACGCAGGTAATATCCCATATCTTGTCATGCACAGTGGGAGCAGCCATGGTTTAAACATCCACGGTAACTGTCACCACATGGTTTGGTTCAGTGTTACTTGGAACCTTGAATGGTACATTCAAACTAAGGATAGGTTGTATCGGCAAGGGCAGGCCAGTAAAATGGTTTTGTGCTACATACTGGTAGCCAGCAAAACCCTAGACGAGCGTGTTGTTGACGTACTAGGTAGTAAAACCAAAGTACAAGATGACGTACATAAATTATTAATGGGAGAGTAACGTGGAAAAAACACCAATATTAGAGCGCATAGAGCGTTGGGTTAGCCTTGGCTATGTTGACAAGTATATAGTTGTACATCCTGACGATGTAGAGGCCATTTACAAACAAAAGTTGTTTGATGTATTTAGCCAGCCATTCAAAGTGCTGGGCACTGATGAAGTATTTGGCGGTGTTTTATAATGGGACAGGTTTTTAACATGGTAGACATACACTTGTGGGCTGGGACTATGCCACCAGTACTGACCGCTAAAAGTGCAGACGCTAAGGACTTGCTTGGCGAAAGCCCATTCATACCCATTGGTAATTTGGAGCACCTTATAGAAAGTATGCCCGACCATTGGGTGCTTATGGGTACAGAGGATGAGCCTACCGAAAAAGTGATGCTTATGTTTGTGGATAGAGTGTTGTCATAATGATAGAGTGGAAGTATAATACTTACTCTATTAACCAACCAGAGAAGTAAAATGACCGAAGAAACTAAAAAGAGTCGCCGTAGCAAGTTCAGTGTTTTGTACCCTGCGGACGCCACCCTCAAGCTACTTGTAAATGAAAACCCTAAAAAAGCAGGTTCTAAATCTGCTGTACGTTTTGATGGTTACTTGAATGCCAGCACTGTTGGCCAAGCGATCACAAATGGTGTTAAGTACCAAGACATTGCTTACGATGTCAGCCGAAAGTTTATTGAAGTTGCATAGTAAGTGTTTTAAAATTAAGCCCCTTCGGGGGCTTTTTTTATGGAGAGAATAAACTCATGCAAATACTAATACCTACTTATGGTAGGAAAGCTAAACAGACTACTTGGGATAACCTACCCCCAAGTGTAAGAGAAAGAACCAAGTTTGTAGTACAAGGTAAAGAGTGGGATGAGTACTGGTGCCGCACACAATACCCTGTTGTGGTGCTGCCAGAGTGGATAACCACGGTAGGGCCGACAAGACAGTGGATTATAGATAACTTCATGGGCAAAGTATTGCTACTAGATGACGACCTAGTGTTTGCCACTCGCCGCCAAGAAGATTTAGGTAAGTTTAAACCCAGCACCCCCGAAGATATAGAGGAGATGGTTGATACCATTGAGGTTACACTAGACAGTATTCCTGTTGTAGGGGTTTGCGCTAGAGAGGGGGGTAATAGGCAGACAGAATACTGGAGTGACAATACAAGAATAACAAGAGTTACAGGGCTTGACACTAGAATACTAAGTCACAATGATGTAAGGTATGACAGAACGCCTGTTATGGAAGACTTTGACATGCTGTTACAAATGTTAAAGTTAGGATACCCCAACGTTAGCCTTAATAACTGGGTTCATAACCAAGGCGGAAGTAATACCAAAGGAGGGTGTAGTACCTACAGAACTCCAGAGATACAAACAGAGGCGGCCAATAAGCTACACGAGCTTCATGAGCCGTTTGTTAAGGTAGTCAAGAAAACAACTAAGGCCGCATGGGGCGGTGGGGAGAGAACAGATGTTAATGTACAATGGAAACGAGCCTTTAAATTTGGACAAGCTAATTTACTGGATCAAAGAGCGATACTCAGTAAGGCTCAATAAAGAGAGTGGTGTAGAAAAGCCATGGAGCCTTGACCAAGTATTCCAAGAAACATACTTTTGTAATGTGCATAGGGAGGCTGACAGGGTTACTAAAGGTATTCGCCAGATGTGGTATAACAGACATGCAGGGTTTACCACAGAAACCATAGTCCAGAACATGGTTATGGCTAGGTTTGTCAACAAAATAGAAACACTAGAATCACTTGGGTGGCCATGGACTACCTTTGACCCACCAAAATGGCGAGCGGTTATGTCAAAAGGTGGTTCTTGGGGGTCTGCTTATATAGTTAGTACTAATGGCCGTAGTGTACCCAAACACGAGTACATTGGGGGCTTGCTACGCAGCCTGTGGCAGCAAAAAGACCTAACAAGTGGTGCAACCACCTTGGCAAAAGCTCATGTGGCGCTAATGGGCTTACAGGGGCTTGGCAGTTTCATGGCTGCACAAATAATAGCTGACCTTAAAAACACAGAGGGTCACGAGCTTACTTATGCAGACGACTTTCGTAGTTGGTGCGCCCACGGTCCTGGAAGTTTGAGGGGCTTGGCTTGGGTACTTGGGAAAGAAAAAGTAACCCCTACAGAGTTTAAGCACCATATGCCATGGCTGCTTCAAGAAGTAACAGACCAACTGCATGGGTTGGGCATACCAGATATACACGCCCAAGACTTACAGAATTGCTTGTGTGAATTTGACAAGTATATGAGAGTATCTACTAATTGCGGTCGAAGCAAACGTAGGTATAATGGCACTTAATAACAACCACCAATGGGGAGAGACCAATGGAAAAAGTAGTAAGAGATGTACCAACCATGTTCAGCGAGATGATGATTCTCATGCACATAAATGGCGACCTTGAAGAAAGTAGGAATGGCAATGTGCTAACCCTACAGGAGCCGCTGACAATAACTGTAAAAAACCCAAAGCACAGAGTACTGCTAGACCCAGTGCGAAAAGCTAACCCATACTTCCATGCTATGGAGTTTATATGGATGATGTCGGGTAGCCAAGAGCCAGACTGGATACAACAATTTAATGGCAGGTTTAAGGA